CCCGCGAATCTCTTTCCACAAGCTCTTGGTGAATCGTTTGATAAATAACGCCATTCGGTAAAGAAATGCAATTAACTTGTAAAACAAAAACACAAAGGCTGGTGATGCCAGGGCCAAAGCACAACCAGTAAAGTGAGGGTAAGTGCGATACGCTCGTATTAATGCGTCTATCGCGCTGACCGCCAAGTCGCTGGTGGTGAAAGCCACAAAATGCGCCACCGCCAATTTGAACTCGAAAGTGTGTAGGATAACCATAAGTGCACTGCTGAATGCGTCGTAGACTCCGATGATAAAACTGCCGATATTACCGACTGTTCTCTCTGCGTATGCCTTCGCGTTGTTCAGTGCTTCTTGAATCTGTCCAAATCGTCCGTTGTCAAACCAATCCTTGATGGTGTTGTCTAGATCCTTGACACGATGATGTAAAGTGTAATTCGTCACCAACGTACTGATGTTATACACGTTGATGACATCGTGTGGGATCTCAGGATAAATGCGTTTGCACACTCCGTGTTCAACCGTCTCGAAGATGGGATCACATTGCGGCGCATGTGGTTTGACCGTGGTTAAATTTTCAATTCGCGTGGGAATGCCGACAGTATGGACCATGGCAATCTGGGTTATTACTGAGATTACCATGACCACGACAGGGGCATTGGACAACCCAACCTTCACGATGTTACGTGTTATCGGGTTTCTTGTATGAGCTTGCAACTCCACATCGGAAAAATCACTGCTGATGCTGGTGGTTTCCGGAAAGGTGTTGTCGCCAAAGAATTCGTCAAAAGCCGCGTCTGAGCTCCACTCAAGCATTGCTGTCGAGGGTACTTCAAGAACGGGTTCGATTTCATAGTCCATAGCCATAGTCCAACAGGGCATTAGGCAAAGCATGATGATAGCAGGGTACATAAGGTGTCTGGCAAAATGTTTCGTGCCAGTGCCTTTCTTCCGGTAAACAACGGTGGTCACAATCGCCTCAACCTCATACCCCTCGACATCTGGGATGCCAAG